CAAAAAGACCACGCATCCATTCAATAGCGTTGTCGCTACCAAATAGGGCGCCGTGCTGCATTGCAACTGGCTGGAAGTTAGTCATACCAGGAATCTGGTGCGTAGTGGTGTTGTACCCACCCTCACGATATTGAATGTTTTGGGTTGTAATTGACAAACCAGAGATTGTATTAAAACCTCCAGTAAACCCAAGGATTTTGTCCGTAAATACGGAACCATTGTTTGATGACGTTAGGAACTCTGCTTGGAACCTAAACCCGCGTAACGGGTCGGTAGCATGCGTTGACCAACGCTCTATTTTTTTAGGCATTTTTATTTATCTCCTTAGGCTGTCACAGTAACGGTGGCTCCACCGTCAAACTGACCGATTTTGATTACAACGAATTCAGCTGGACGCTGTAGAGCCACGCCAACTTCGATGATTACTTTACCCTCGTCAATTACGGACAGAGTGTTTAGCTCTCCGTCGCACTTAACAAAGTATGCGCTTGATGGGGTATCCCCACGAAGTCCGCCCTGTGTCCAGAAATCTGATAGGAAAGCTGAGACGGTTGCGTTAAGGCTACGCCATAAAACAGCGTCGTTAGGCTCGAACACTGCATACTGAGTAAGGTCTGTAAGAGCCTTACGAAGGTAAATAAGCGTACGACGAACTGGTACGTAACGGTCTACATAACCAGCCTTAATTGTGCGAGAACCCATAACAACAAAACCAGAACCCGGAATATAACGAATAGGGTTAACTGGAACTGCTGCAGAGTTTAACGCGTCAAGCTCTGCGTTTGTAAGGGGTTCTACTGCAACAACATCTGCTAAACGAGCAGATAGTCCTGCAGGTGCTTTAAAGACTCCTCGAGAAGAGTCTGTTGTAGCAAACAATCCAGCAATTGCTCCGCCAGGATTTGCTAGAACTCTAGCTCCTGATGTTGAAACTGTTGGGTCACCGATAGTAATGTGTGGGTAGTACACCGCGCCAAGAGAGGTTGGTGTGTACGTTAACGAAAGCGCTAACTGTGCAGAGGCGCTTAGAGGTGTTCTTGAACCAGCAGTATAACCTGGGTCAATAATTACAAACACATCGTCACGTGACTCTGCATAGCTAAGCAAAGAGGCAACATCTGTGTTTACCCAAACTCCAGGGGCGTTTAGCACAAGTGAGTTTAGTACGGTGTCAAATGCAGAAACTGCGGCAACAATATTTGTTGAAGTTGGTGACGTTCCAATTGAGCCACTAACTAGTGGTTGAATTGACACGTTAGACGGTTCTGCAGTTGTTGCTATTGAAGCTGCAACAATGTAGTTTGAGCGAGAGTTGATGAAGTTAATTGCGTAACGAGCATCAGTTGGGGTTGTAAAAGTAACATCTGTAAATGTTTCTACAACAGTTTCAATATCTGGATAAGCAATAACCACGTCTTTACGGGATGAAATAGCAGATGAAACAATTGTTACATATACGCTATTTCCCCATTGACCTGGGTTTTTAGCGGTAAGAGAAACAATTGGAGCTTGACGAGTCCAAGTTGCTGTTGAGGTTGCGCCAGTAGAGGTACTTGCAACCGCAAAGCTAACTCCCGCAGAAATTGCAGTAATTACAGCAGAGACTAGGTTGTAGGCTACTGTTGTAGCTCCCGTAATTGTTACAACATCGCCAACTGCAAGGCCTGTTGTGCTTGATGTAGAAAAAGTCACAGTTCCTGATGAAGCGGCAATTGCTGTAATGCTTCCTGTTGTACTACTTGGCGCTGTGAATGTACGTGTAGCAGAAACTGGTGTTCCAGCAGTTACTCGCTTGATATAGCAGTTTGCGCCGCCGTTATCAAAAAACAATCGAACAGCAGTTGAAAGCATGTTGTTATTAGTTGTTGAATCAACGCCGTCATTTATCTTAGTTGTTGTGTTCCAAGTTCCGTACTTAGAAGCGTAATCGTTCCAAGAGGTAACAAGGGTTGGTGCAATAGGGCCACGGTCAGATGCGCCAATAAACGCAGCGACCGTTGTTGAGTTTGGCCCTACGGATGGAGCTAATGC